CCAAAACGATACGGGGTGATGAAACCCATAACGTGTCAGTCAAGGAGATAATTCTCACTATAACCGACCTCGCTCTAAACGGTATTTGTTACTAGTGACTAACTAGAAATCAAAACCAAACTTATCCTTAGCACCTCCAAAACTCGGACTTTTTACAGTTGGAGCTTTCTTGGTACTAACGGTAACCTTGGGACTGAAATCAAAATCAGACTCAAACATGGTACCAGCGAATAAATTCGTTGGTGCCTTTTTGAACATCATTTGACGGGCTAAGAATAAGCCCGACAAAGAGGTCTTATCTTTCAGAGACTTAGAAATAAAGTCTAGGAAAGATAACGTCGATTTAGATACAAGTACCCTATCCACACCTTCTCTTTGCCACATAGACAACACCGACAACACCCCTTCTAACTTAGCCACTCTAGCTATCAATTGATCCAGATTACTAAGTCTGAGATCAACGGATGAGCTAACCATAGCAGTTAGAACATGAGTTCTCAAGGAAGTCTCAACTAGATTCTGTATCTCTACAGAAAAACCAGCGAGAGTCCGAGGGTCCCCATTAGGGAGTATTGCCTTCGTTATCGATATCTGAGAAGCCATCATAAATTCAGAAGATAACTTAGAGTGAAGCCGTCCAATCTTATCAATCAGAGCCGCTTCACAGTAAGTGTACGCCGTCGCAAATGCCATAGTCTCTCGTGGGCGAAGCGCAGTTAGGTCTAATCCATTGAATAAACAATGAAGTATCCGACTAACTATCGCAGGGTCCATTCCAACTAAAAATCACTTACGACCACGCTTGATCGATGCTTTATCCGCCAATAAAAAGCGGAGTAAAAAATCTAAATCAAGTTTCCCGGATTTTGCATAACTAGTCAATAAAGCCATCCCTGAATATCCATCTTTTAAAGGACGAACATCCCAGACCCTCTGAGCCAACACGATATTAAATATCTTGTTGATCGAAGAGAATCCTTTGTCGGCTAAATAACGAACTACAGCCAAACGGCCATTAAAAGTATCTTGAGACAAGATCATCTTCCAGGAAACCGGAGATACATCTTGAGACTTGATACTCGTACGCTTAGCGAATTCGATTACTAAATTAGAACCTACTGAAACAATCGATTTCGATTGATTAATAGGTACTCCTAATAGGCCCATCAATTCAAGATACTTAGCAGCGAGATAGTGATCAAATATCACTATATCGCCCCCTAAAATCTCATATCGATCCTCCCATAGGCGAGTATTACCACACAAACGGGATGCTCATTGCATCACCATATGATGAGTAATACCTAACATAGCAAAACTAGTTAACGCACCCATAGGTTGACCTACAGCGTAACGTAAAGGATTCGACGGTAATCCATAGTTATTTACCGGGATCCAATAGTCACGCGCAGTCAATATAGTACTTCATAATAGTCCCATTCCTGGTCCTAATAATCCATCCAATATCGACTGCTGTAGTATCACTGGGAGTCTGTCTGTAGCTGCGGATAAATCATATCCGTAAACTACCCCGTACTGAGCCGCTTTTACACGGGCACGGCCAAAAGCCGCGTCCTGATCAAACGTCCCATCATTAGGAAGACCCTTAAGGATGCTAAACAATGCTTCATGAAGAGGAGCCAGTATAGACTGAGTCCATCCATCAACCATTGCAAACACCCTTAACTTACCAGCAGCTTCCTTTTTAAAGGAAAGCTGACCAATAGGTAATGGCGCCAACAGAGATCCAGAAGGTACACCCGTTTTCACCTTGAAACTGAAATAACGTTTCATTTCATCAGTAACTCCTATTTCCTTCGAAATAGATAGCTTACATAGAAATGATAATACATTTCGGATATCAATAATGAAAGATCGGATATATCCACTTCCCGTCCTTTCTAGATATTTCATGAGCGCAGAAAACACAACAGGATGTTGTGCCAAGGCCCATATATCAGTCACCATTCCCTTCCAGCTAACGGAGCTAGTAGGGGAAGAGGTTTCCAAAAATCTAAATTTCTTCACGGAAATAGAATCTAACGGAATTGGCCCGCCAAGGAATGCAGGAGAATTTCTTCTCATCCATTCGGAGGCCGCCAACACGAAAGCACTATCACCACTGAAGGCATCAGTTATTGTACTCAACTTTGGAACGGCGTCAGCCGCTAGGATTCTATAAATCCCAAACAAAGTCAAATACAACTGTATTACATTACAAGAACCCGAAAGGATGGCTCTTCGGTCTCTTGTAGCTATAATACGTGGTAAACCACACCGATGCAAGCGAGGAAGAGGAAGATCCGGCTCCAGTTCTCTCAGCGATGAGAGAGGCTGGC